ATTTCCAAAGAATATTCCTGGTGGTGGAACTGGAGCATATTATTCAGCAAATGATATTTGGATCATTAGCAGACAACAAGAAAAGGAAAAGGGGTCTTCTGAAGTTGCCGGATTTAACTTTACTATCAACATTGAGAAGTCAAGGACAGTAAAAGAGAAATCCAAGATTCCAATCACAGTTATGCTTGAATCTGGTATAGAAAAGTGGTCAGGGTTGTTTGAGATTGCTCTGACAGCAGATTATATTAAGGAAATGTCTTCTGGTTGGTATTCGACTGATGGTGAAAAGAAAAGAAGAAGAGCAGACATTGAAAATGATGATGAGTTTTGGCAAAATCTCATACAAGATGATAAATTCAAAACATTCGTTCAACAAAAGTATTCTCTGGTAAAAGGAGAATAATTATGAGTGATATGTATGCGATTATCTATAAGGAAGATGAGATTCAATTGGATATTACATCATGTAAACAACCATGGAACTGTAACTGTAAAACAAAATTAGACAATGAACCAAAGTGTGGGTATAGTCCTCATGAGGCAAAACAAAAGTTCATTGAATATTTTGAACGAAGAATTCAACATCTACAATCAATATCCACATCTCAGTTTATGAGAGAACTTGGATATTACCATTACGACTAAGGACACCATGGAAAAAATCATTCTATCACATCTGATTTACAACGAGAAATATGGCAGGAAAGTTCTGCCATTTATCAAAAATGAATATTTTCAGTCAAGCACAGATAAAACTGTGTTTGACCTTATTCATTCTTATGTAACAAAGTATAATCAATTTCCAACAAAAGAAACTCTATACATTGATCTGGAAAATATCACTACTCTGAATGAATCATCATTCAAAGAAGTTCGTGAATGTATTACTGACTTACAGATTGATGAAACTACTAACCTTGACTGGTTGATTGATAAGACAGAGGAATTCTGCCAAGAAAAGGCATTGTTCAATGCTCTGAGAGAATCAATCAAGGTCATGGACAAAGCATCTAAAGTTCCAAAAGGGTCAATACCAAAACTATTACAAGATGCTTTACAAGTATCATTTGATTCTCATGTTGGACACGATTTCGTTGAAGATGCTTCAGATCGTTTTGATGTATATCATAAGAAGGAAATCAAATTAGATTTTGATATTGAATATCTTAACAAGATTACTGGTGGAGGCGTTCCACAAAAGACATTGTGTTGCTTAATTGCTACTACAGGTGGTGGTAAGTCATTGGCAATGTGTCACATGGCATCACACAATTTGATGTGTGGTAAGAATGTGTTATACATCACATTAGAAATGGCAGAAGAAAGAATCGCACAACGCATAGATGCTAATTTGTTAGATGTTGGTATACAAGACTTGATGTTGTTATCAAAGTTAGAATATCAGAAAAAGATGGAGAAGATTAAGAAAACAACTAAAGGTAAATTGATTATCAAGGAATATCCAACAGCATCTGCAGGTTCTGCTCATTTTCGTCATTTATTGAATGAATTGAAAATCAAAAAGAACTTTGTTCCTGATGTGATATATATTGACTATCTCAATTTGTGTATATCATCTCGTATTAAAATGGGATCTCAAGTCAATACATATTCATATGTCAAAGCAGTAGCAGAAGAATTGAGAGGATTGGCAGTAGAGTTTAAGGTTCCAATTTGGACAGCAACACAAGCAAATCGTGGAGCATTCAATGCTTCAGATGTAGGACTTGAGAATACATCTGATAGTATTGGATTGCCTATGACAGTTGATTTAATGCTTGCGTTAATTGCCACAGAAGAATTAGATCAACTTGGACAGATTATGGTTAAACAATTGAAGAACAGATTTGGTGATCCTAATATCAATAAGAGATTTGTGGTAGGGGTTGACAGATCAAAAATGAGGTTATACAATGTAGAGAATGCTGCACAGGATGACATCCTTGATGGTCCAGTATTTGATGATGGTAAATTTAGTGAAGAGGAAGAAGAAAGAAAGAAACCAAAGAAGAAGTTCAACAAGGATAAATTCAAAGGATTTGTATAATGGTATCACTTGCTAGATCAATCAACACGACAATAATTCGGTTACAGAATCTACATTCTGCTCTTGCGTTTGTAACAGAATCCACAAAGTATGATATTGAAATCAGAGATTATATGTGTGAATCTTTGATGAAGGAGATCAAAGATATTGAAAAGGAAATTGGTCTTGTGATGTCAGAAGAAGCATGGGAAGATTATAGAGGAGTTATCTAATGAACTACGATATTTCTCGCATGAAGAACGATTTTGTTGTCCTTGAAAAGCAGACTGGATATAATATTAAGGCATTTTCTTCACAAAAGAAAGCATTTGAATATTGTTGCTTTTTGAATTCTGGTGGAGCATTTGATGGATTTACTCCAGAATTTATTCTCAAGAAAGCAAAAATTATAAATAGTGAACAATGAGTCGTGTTTATGGTTTTCCATAAGAGGCAAGTGTTTATTCAAGTTTAGACGCAAGGAAGTGACGAGACCACAGGTGGGGTTCCTCTCGTTCACGACATTTTTGTTTTTAATAGGCAATCCGTTGCCGATAAGGGAAGTAGAGGCAACTTTACTTCCCTATATTTTTGTGCTATGATCCTTCATCAACAAGGAGATTAAAAGTGAACATATTTTTTGTATCGGCAGATCCAATAATTGCTGCTCAAATGATGGTTGATCGTCATGTAGTAAAAATGATTTTGGAAACAGCACAATTGCTATCTACAGCACATCGTGTATTAGATGGTAAAATGATAGTTGTTCCAAACGAGAACGGAAGGAAAATGAAACGTTGGGTATTGTCTGATGATAGAGAAACCAAGTTATATGTTGCTACACATATAAATCATCCAAGTGCTATTTGGTGTAGAGAAACCTCTGCTAACTATCAGTGGTTGTATTTGCATTTTGTTGGATTGTTGGATGAGTATACACATAGATATGGCAAAGTTCACAAATGTGATTGTATGAAAGATGTGTTGTCAGAATTACCTAAGAGTATTAAGTTTGGTGAATTTAGTGAACCAACACCAGCAATGGATGAGCAGTATATTGTGAAGGGGAATAGTTTGAAGTCATATATGAATTATTATAAATACGGTAAAGCACATCTGCATGCATGGACCAACAGAACACCTCCAGACTGGATTAAGGAATGATGAGATTCAAACAATTCTTAGCAAAAAAAACATCTTCTGGTCTAACTTCAGACCATCACGAACTTGCAATGGCAGAAGCAATTAGACAACATTCTAATGTAAAAGACATAAATTCATATACTCCAGATAAAGTAAAAACACTTAAATCACATCCGCAGTTTGATTCTCTTGTTTCTAAATATAGAAATCATGTTGGACATATTTTATCTGGTCTAGGAATTTCCTCTCCTATAACTGCGATTCATTGGCATGATCGCCCAGAACACATTAGCAAAATATTTTCTGATGCGCCTGAACACACAAGACCAGCAGACATTTCATTGACAACAGAAGATGGCAAGCATACGCATATTGATTTTAAGAAATCAAAAAGTTATTCTATGCGCACTGCCGGTGAAAAAACACTTACTGATCTTGGCATAGAAGTAAACAGACAACACATGCCAACAAATGCTAAAAAATTCTTTACACTTCTATCAAATCCTCCAAAAAACTTTAACAAAGAAAATTTCTTAAGAACAATTATTAACGGCCAGAAACAAGGCACTAATAGCAAACACCAAACATATAAAGTCGTTATGTCTAAAAATTCAGAAGAATTGCCATTGGTTATGAGAAATGATCATTTTGCGGATTCATTGTTAACAGATAAACGACATAAACCAGAATTATATCACAAAGAAGGATCAAATTCTGTAAATGTTTTTGGATTATCATTTAATTTCAAACCAAGATCAAAAAAGTTTTCTGATTCGCAACTGAACATAGCAATAAGAAAAAGAAGGCTTCCTTTTTTTAAATTTAGGAAAAAGAAATAATGTTACCATTTAAATCATTCATTCAATTAGATGAGAGAGTTTTGATTGCCAAAGACATGGATATGACATTAGGTCATGGAAATGCTCGTGTTCAATTAAAGCATCCAACAGAAAATAGAATTATGACCAACTCTGAAGTAATGAATGAAATTCCGTCTCATCATCTTGATTCTTCTTTACACAAAGAAAGAACTGCGGCTCCACATTCTCCTTTCAGATTTACTGACCAAGAATTCAATACCGTTGTTGGTAAAAAACCAGAATACAACAAAAACAATAGATGGGATTTCAGTGAACATCAAGCAGCAGAAGGTATGGAAGGATTTGAGTTTTTTCCAAAGGCAGTAAGAGGATTGAAGAAAATATCTTCAATGGCACCGGAAAAAGTCAAGTCTATCATTATGACTGCCAGAAGTGATTTAGTTTCTAAAACCCCAGGAAAAACACCACAAGATATTATCTCTTCTGCTTTTCATAAGAAAACTGGAATTAAAGTTTCACCTTCTACTCAACAATACACACACATTGTTAGAACCGGAAACCCAGAATG